GACGTTGGACGCCCCGCTGCGCTTGTGGGGGCCGGGTGGCCCGAAGGGCGCGCTGTATGTCTTTCGGACGGGCGACGGCCCGCTAATCTCTGTAGATGCGGTACTCGCTGAGTATGAAGCTTGGCACGATATTCGGTCATGGCCGCAGGTGCCGGGACACGAAGCGGACCAACGTGAACGGCAGCTACTATCGAAGCAAGGCGATCCGAAGTCTAAGCACGGTATCGTCGGTGCGTTCTGCCGGGTCTACGGTATCCGTGAGGCTCTCGATGAGTATCTACCGCATGCCTACGTAGAGGTAGAAGGCTCATTGGACCGTCTGACATTTGCAACGGGCTCCACGGTAGCGGGGGCAGTCATCTATGACGATGACCAATTCCTATACTCTCATCACAGCACCGACCCGTGCTGCGGGCAACTTGTGAATGCCTTCGACCTTGTGAGAATGCACAAGTTCCACGACCTGGACGAAGCGGCCAAAGACGGTACGCCCGTTCATAAATTGCCATCGTATACGGCTATGAGTAAACTGGCGATGCAGGATACGGCGGTCGTAGCTGAATTAAACGCCACTAGAGCCCAGGAGTCAGCGCAGAACGTTTTCGCTGGCCTCATACAGAAGGAAGAAAAGGGTAAGCAAGAGCTCACGGACCTTAACCCGAACGCTCTGACTGACGTTGAGTGGATGAAGACTTCAACCCTTAAGTATGACGACAACGGACGAGTACGACCGACACTTGACAATATGCTGAAGATTCTCGTGCACGACCAGGCGCTTTCGGGGCGAATCGCTTATGACCGCTTCGGCAGTCGGTACGTAGCCAAAGGGGCCCTGCCGTGGAACATGACACCCGGTACGCGCCTGTGGACGGATGCCGATGATGCGGGCCTTCGGTGGTACTTGGAGAATAAATACGACGTGACCGGGCGAGATAAGGTACAGGATGCCATGATCATGTGCGCCGAACAGAACGGCTTTAACGAAGTCCTGGATTACTTGAATGGTCTTACGTGGGACGGCGTTGCTCGGCTCGATACACTCTTCATCGACTACCTTGGAGCTGAGGATAACATCTACACTCGAGCCGTCGCTCGAAAGTCCTTTAGGGCGGCCGTGGCACGGGCTTATGAGCCCGGGTGCAAGTATGACACCATGCCGATCCTCATCGGGCGTCAAGGGGCAGGTAAGAGTACCCTAATCCGTACTCTAGGGAAGAAGTGGTACGCTGACGGGCTTTCGACGTTTGAAGGAAAGGAAGCGGCTGAGAATATCCAGGGAAAGTGGATTATAGAAGCCGGTGAAATGGCGGGATACACCAAGGCCGAAGAAAATGCGTCGAAGCAGTTTCTCTCACGGCAAGTCGACGTGTTCCGTCAGGCGTACGGCAGACGGACTCAGGAATATCCGAGACGATGTGTGTTCTTTGGCAGCACGAATCAGTATGAATTCCTGAAGGATATTACAGGAAACCGCCGCTTCTGGCCGATTGATTTAGAATCACAGAAGCCTACGAAGTCCGTGCATAGCAATCTTCCTGGGGAAGTGGACCAGATTTGGGCCGAGGCGGTCGTGCGGTACCGTGGCGGTGAGTCGCTAATAATCGAAGATAATGAAGACGTACTGAGATTAGCCGAAGCGGCGAGAGAAACGCACATGGAGTCAAACACAAAGGCGGGTATCATCAACGAATTCCTTCTTCAGAAGGTACCGAAGAACTGGAACACGATGAGCCGTTCAGCCAGACGTACGTACTTAACGATGGGCGGGCACACGCCAAGCGAGGACCTCGAATACCGCGATCGTGTGTGTGCGGTAGAAGTGTGGTATGAGTGCTTCGGACAGGACCCGGCCCGAATGAAGAAGAATGAGGCTAGAGAGATAAACCAGATTCTCCTGGACTCACCGTATACGCAAGGCGGAAATAAGAGAATGCGCTGCGGTGAATATGGAACGCAAAGAGGCTTCCAGATGAACCTGGAAAAATTGGAAAATATGTGTGAACATTCTCAATTATAGCGTTGACGTTCTCAATTAGCTGTGAACATTCTACCCGTTTTTGTGAACATTCTACCCGTTTTTGTGAACATTCTGAATGTTCACAGATTAAGAGAATGTTCACAGAGAATGTGCACAGAAAAACCTAGTATCTATCTATGTTTATACCTATTTGTGTACTATGTGAACATTAATTATAAAAAAGGGTAAAAGTAAGGCTGTAAAGAAAATTAAAGGATATATACGCTTCTATACAGCCTTTGTACGGACCCTCATATACGCGCGCGGGAGAGAACGCGCACAGACTAAAAACGGGAGGAATAAAACGTGTGGGAAAAAACCATTGAGAAGAAACTGGTCGACGGGGTGAAGAATCTTGGCGGCAAAGCGTATAAGTTCGTATCCCCCGGTAATGTCGGCGTACCGGATCGGATTGTTGTGTGGCCGAACGGGAAGATTGACTTTGTCGAATTAAAGACGGAAGCGGGAGTGCTGTCCAAGGTGCAGAAGCTACAGATACGAGCCCTCGAGGCGCGACGGTGCGAGGTCCGTGTTCTGTACGGGGCGGCGGCTGTTAAGGAGTACTTAAGACACGGGGCGGCTAACTATGGACTTTAAGCCGCATCCATATCAAGCGTACTGTATTCATAGGGTTATCGGTCAGAAGAAGTTAGGGCTGTACCTCGATATGGGTTTAGGCAAGACAATTATCACACTGCAAGCCATATACGAGCTAAAGTATAACCGATTCGCTGTGAAGAAAGTCCTTATCATTGCCCCGAAGAAGGTCGCCGAGGCGACATGGCAGCGGGAAGCGGCGAAGTGGAGCGGCCTTGGTCTTCTTCGAATCTCGACCGTCCTGGGAGCACTTAAAGAACGAACGGCGGCCATACAGACTGATGCCGACGTCTACATCATTAATCGAGACAACGTCGTGTGGCTGACCGACTATTATAAGAACGCCTGGCCGTTCGATATGGTGGTCGTCGACGAGTCGAGTAGCTTCAAGAACCATCAGGCGAAGCGGTTCAAGGCCTTGGCTAGGATGTATGACCACATTGACCGCATGGTGCTTCTTACCGGTACTCCGACACCGAAGGGGCTTATCGACTTATGGGCTCAGGTGTACCTCATCGATAAGGGGGAATCCCTCGGAAGGACCTATACAGGCTTTCGCGATCACTACTTCGAGCCTGACCAGAGGTCGCACACCGTCATCTACAGTTATAAGCCGAGAGAACACGCCGAGGAAGATATCATGAAGGCTATATCTCCGATATGCGTATCGATGAAGTCGGAAGATTATCTGACCCTGCCGCCCGTTATCAGCGACATCGTGCCGGTACAGCTTGACGCCAGGGCGAAGAGAGAATACGACACGATGGAACGGGAGATGGTCCTTGAGCTTGTAGATGATGAAGAAGATATTACGGCGGCATCGGCGGCGGCTTTGTCAACTAAACTTCAGCAACTGGCGAACGGGGCCGTCTATGATGAGAATCGAGGCGTTCATGAGATTCATAACTGCAAGATAGAAGCTTTTAAGGAGCTTATCGAACAACTAAACGGTAAGCCGGTACTGGTGTTCTACAACTTTAAGCACGATCTTGAACGCTTGAAAAAGAGCCTTGCTAAATCAAGATTAACCGTAAAGGAGCTTAAAGGAGCGACAGAGGAGCGAGAATGGAACGAGGGAAAGATTGACGTTCTACTGGCACACCCCGCCAGTACAGCATATGGCCTTAACCTTCAAGACGGGGGCAATCACGTTATATGGTTCGGGCTTAACTGGAGCTTGGAATTATACCAACAGGCTAACAAGCGGCTACACCGACAAGGGCAAAAAGAGAAGGTCATCATTCATCATCTCATCAGTATCGGGACGAGAGATGAGGATATGATGGCGGCGTTAGGGCAGAAGGCCGATGCGCAAGAGTACGTATTACAGAGTTTGAAGGCACGAATTGATAAGGTGAAAGGAGAACAATAACATGGATAATGTTCAAAAGAAATTAGTACAGGGAGTATTCAAGATATGGGAAGCGGCGCAGAAAGACGGTGAACGGTTCCACACTCAAGACATTCCAGATGTAGGCCTTGTGGCCGCATCGGCACATGTCCTCATACGGCTGCCGCAGGATTGCCCGCACCCGTTTAGAGCAGCCGAAAAAGAGGGTCGAATAGCGGACGTTATGAAGGACTATCTGACGGGTAAGGACTCCGTAATCGCCTTCGATACAGGGGACACGAGTACCTTCGGCAGGAACCTGGTTGCAAAAAAGATTGCCTATGGTACAGACGGTAAATCGGTCTTCGTGGGTAAATCCCTGTTTGCCTTCGTACCGCCTTCGGTGGATCATCTTGACTTATATAAAGGCAGCCTAATTCGAGTATATGTAGAAGGCGAAGAGCTGCCGGTGATGGGTATCACCATATACCGTAATCCGGAGGGCCGATAATGACGAATGTAACAAGAAGCCCCATAAACGGACAGATTGAAGCCGACGATATTAAGAGCCCGAACCATTACACATGGCGAGGTAAGGAGTGCGAAGAGATTATAGGCGAGATTACTCAAGGGGGCAGAAGGCAAAGAGGCGTACTACCTTGGGGCCGTTGTGAAGTACTTGTACCGATATCCGAAGAAGGGTACACCACTTAAGGATCTACAGAAGGCCAAGCAGTATATCGATATGCTGATTAAGCTGAAGGAGGAATCGTAATGAATGAAGCAGCTGTAATACTGGCGAACATATCCGCTGAATTATCGAAGGCCCGCGAGGCCGTGTACAGAGATAACGAAATGGACATGGACTGCAAAGACAGAGCGCTTAGTGCAATTGATGCAGCCTTTCGAGAGCTCGACCGAGCGTATAGCTATCTCGAGGAGTAGGAGGTACAGCATGAATGCGAAGGAGTATCTTGAGTACGTCCGCAGTCTTGATATCAGGCTTCGGATGAAGGACGCACAGATATCACAGCTTCAGCGAGACATCTGCTGCATACGAGCATTGGACTATACGAAGGACCGCATCAGCGGCGGCAGTCCTGTCGATATCTCTGATAAGATAGCAAGACTCGACGAACTTATTCGAGAGGCGAACGAAGAGTGGGATGAGCTTATCGCTGAGCGAGAACGAGCGAACGCCCGTATCCAGAGACTCGAGAGTATTAAGCAGCAGGAGGTTCTGACAAGACGATTCATCTATAACGAGAAGTGGGAGGTCATCGCGGTGAAGATGAACATCACATGGCAAAGCGTGTGGAAATTGTATTACCGAGCCTTGAAAAGTTTTCAAAAAATTTTTGAGGGGGTTGATTAAATGTCCAATGCTTGACATGGTATGATGTATGTGTGAAAAGTGCGTAAAGCACTAATTGTATTTTTAGAGTTTTTGTTTCCGTCCGGGCCGGGTGGCCTCTCCCCCAAAGACGCCCCCACTTTTATTTGAGCCATGATGAGGTTGTCCATGACCGAACATAAGACACAAGTACATTGCTGCTGTAAGTCCTGCCTTAACAATTACAAAGGTACATGCTCTGCTAACGCAATCCGAATCGGCGGGACGGGTAAGTGCAAGTGCTATGTGGCAGCCAGAGACGTCATGAACACATCTCGTTATGGCTCACGGAGGTGATCCGATGCCGAGAAAGAGTATGCACGTATGCTTCTATCCAGGTTGTCAGGAGCTTACGAGAGAACGATATTGCGAGAAGCATCGTAAGACTTCGTACGACGACCGAAGAGAAAGCGCGGCTAAAAGAGGGTACGGGTCGAAATGGGCGAAAGCCAGGCTTGCCTTTCTGGCCGAACACCCGACATGTGAGTGCGAGCGGTGCAAGGCATCAGGGCAGCCGTTACCCGCGGACGTGGTAGACCACATCATTCCGCATAGAGGGAATCAGAAGCTGTTCTGGGATATGAAGAACTGGCAAGCTATGAATCATGTATGTCATAACCGTAAGACAGCGAGAGAGGACGGAGGCTTCGGCAACCGTTCTTGTAATTGAGAAAATATAAATTTAATTGAGAATGAGAAGAGGCCCCCCGGTGAAAAAAAGTTCTGAGGCGCGAAGCCTAGACCGTGGCGGTCTCTTCTTCGTAAAAATTTCGTGAAATGAGAGGGAATCTGAGAAAGGAGGAAGACGCTATGGCAGGACGACCGGCTAAACCGATTGAGCTTCATCTGCTCAACGGGAACAAAAGGCACCTTACGAAGGCCGAAATTGAACAGCGAAAAAAGTCCGAAGTAAAGCTCGGTGAACACAAACTGGTTTGCCCTTCGTATGTTCGCCAAGACAAGAATGCTTACAAGAAGTGGAAAGAAATCGTCAAGCTCTATAAGGATATCGATTTCGTAAGCTCGGCGGACGTTGGGCTGATGGCCCGATACTGCATGGCGTTTTCCGAATACATAAACCTTACCGAACATCGAAAGGTCTGTGCGACAATCCGAGTCGACACAGGCAACGGCGAGGACGTCGATATGGTGAAGGCCCTGGAAGGGAAATATTCTTCGAAGACAGCCGCCAAGATGTTCGAGAAGATTGAGTACGTATTCTCGGTATCGGGAGTGATTGCCGTCGATAAGGCACTGAACGCCAAGATGTCGGCACTCGTTCAGATGGAAGACCGACTGTTCCTTAATCCCCTGGCCAAGGTCCGGAACATTCCGAAGAAGGAAGTAAAGGAAGAAGATCCGTTGGCGGGAAAGGGGTTCGGTAATGTATGACACTTACCGATGAACTCATTCAATACAGTAAGGACTGCATAGCCGATACTCGACACGTCTGCCAGAAGCACCGATGGGCGTGCGAACGATTCCTCAAGGATTTAAAAAAATCAGGAACGAAAGACTTCCCTTATGTCTTCGATGAAGAGAAAGCCCTGAGATTCTTCGAATGGGCCGCACTTCACAAGCATACGAAAGGCGTTCTTGCAGGAGAGCCGATTGAGTTTACTCCGATACAGAGGTTCATCTTCGGTAATGTGTACGGATGGGTACACCAGGACACAGGACTCAGGCGGTTCCGCAAGGCCTACTGGCAAGTGGCCAGGAAGAATGCAAAGTCACAATCACTGGCAATCGTCGGCGATTATGAGCTGATGGCTCTTGGCGAGCCGAT